TGATAATTCTTTCTTTGCTTTTCTTAACAACTTATTAAATATACTATTTCTTTCATTTGCATCTTTATTACTTGCAATTGAACCTTTAATATCCTGTCTTTTTTTGATTTGGTTTAATTTAGTAAGTGCATCTCTATCATCCATATAGATTGCCAATTCAATAGTAGCTCCAGTATGGTCATTATTATCGGTCATTCTACTCACTTTCTTATTAAAAGCTTCGGCTGGGTTATACATTTCCTTTAATGGAATCAAATCTACTAATTTCATACTAACATAATTATATGATATAAATATATATTTTTAATCTATTCCCACTAAATTGTTGTAATTATCTCCTTCTTCTATTTTGACCGGAAAACCACCCTTCTCCATTATTTCTCTAATGTCGTTTAAAAGATTTTCTCTTTCAATAGGATGTGTATCTATAACAAAGGCATCATATGTATAAAATACCATTTTCGACATTTTACCACTCAAATACTCCAACACCTCACCAATCTTCATATAATTGATTTCAGTCTCCAATGATTGTAGTAAATAGTTGAATACCTTTTGTTCGTTTGCACCTTCTATTCTATCAAATGGTATTTCTCTTTTATATAAGAGTGTCGTAAGTTTTCCAGAAATGACGAACGTTTGGTATAATCCCTTAATATATTCATCCACCTTTTGAAAGAATGGTATCCCTCTTGCATTATCATCTAATCCACCATAAAGGTATGTAAAGGTTATCTTCTTTGCCGTTTCGTAATCGCACCCATAAAGGTTTGCAAGGTGTTGGTGGGCCGATATCCCCTTTGGAAATTCATATCCAACCATTTTCGCAATCAAACGAATGTGATAAGACTCATAGTCAAATTGTAATAAAGTACCATTTGGATTCCTACTAACAAAGCACTCTCTCGTTCCATCCGATTTATTAAGAGCAGAGTAATTAACGTTAAGGTGACGATTGGATGGTCTACCGGTTGTTGTATATGGGTTGTATTGTGTGTAGACGATATCATTTTTACGCAAGTATTGCTCGTTAAAGTTAAAACTATCAATAAATTTTTCTCTAACGACCTTTACCCCAGCCCCTTCCAACCTTCCTAATGTTTGTATTGCTGATGTATATTTTCTATCCCACTCTCTTCGTGTACTGATATTTGGGATTGTTTTTAGAACTTCATACCATTTCATTAAAGGTACACAATCATTCAACTCTTTAAAGTCGTTTTTATACCCCCTATAAACCCCAATAACGAACTCATTAAAGATAAATGGTTTCCCATTCTCTTCAAAGTAAACCCACTCATAATCCAATCCTATGGTGTTTAAATACCTATTGTCTAAAACCAATGTATTAACATGAATTATTTTGGATATGTCAAATTTGTCTAATTTCTTTGCATCTATATGATTGAAATTTATTATTCCATCTTCGCCATTCATTTGTCTATAATAAATGAACGACAAACGATTCCCCAATGGATGTGCTCTATGAGAACTCCATACAGGAACAATAAGGTCAATATTTACATTACCCCCTAAAAACGAAAGTAGGGTACGTTTATCTTCAATTAGATTCATACCCTACAATATACTAAAAATACCTGAAATTACAAAATTAATCTTTCCAATGTTTATCTCTAATTTCATAAACATCTATTGGTTCTCTTTTCATATGTTCACCCTGTCTTAAATACCCACCTTTCAACATATATCCACTTAATATAGAACGTCTAAATGAATTTCCATTATTTGTATCGGAACCATGTACTAAATGTGAATGTATTAAAAATGCTTGTCCTTTTTTAAGAGTTGCATATATTTTTGGAAAGTTGTGTCCTTCTGGCATTTTACTTGCTTTACCTCTTTCATTTCTCCAATTACCTGGATTTGATTTAACTCTATCCTCATCAACTTCAATATCTAACAAAGGTAAATAATGTGAAGCTTCAAATGCCCATAATCCACCATTACTTTCATCCGAATCATCTAATGATATCGCAATGTTTGCTATTTTATTCCAACCCGATTGAGAATAAAATCCGTCTTGATGTGCATCTCTACCCAATTCTCCAGGTGGTTTAAAATACGCCCAAGTTTGAACTCCTTGTATTTCCGAATCTAAAAGTAATTCCATACACTCAATTGCCTTTGGATGTGCTAATACTTTTTCAATTAATTCGGATTCTTTGTGTGGATGCATATATGGTTCATATTCTCCCCACTTTTTATCAGATTGATTTCTATTAATTCGCAATTTGTCCAATTCTACTATAATTTCATCTACCTCCGATTCTGTTAAAACATCAACAATTGCATATCCTTTGTATTTCCAGTCATGCAACAATTGTTCTATTTCTGATTGTGTGATGTATTTCATATAATTAAATATACTATTTATTTTTCAATTTACAAAATTCAAATATGATTTTTATCAACTTTTATGAAATTGTAAAATATTTGGTAAATACAATCCTATATTTTTTAATTTAGCAGATGCCAAATTAATTGAAGCGGTATTTGAATTGTATACACCTATATCATCTATACCACCATCGTTTTTGTAAACAAGTTCTTTTGGCCCTTCGATTCTCCATAATAATTCAACTCCTTTCCAATATGGATTTTCTAAATATATTTCGTATACATCTTTTTTTACTTCAAATATATGTCCGTTATCATCGTTTGCTTTTTGAACAAAATATCTTTTAATAATACCATTACTATAATCAACTTCGGTTGGAGTTGGTACTATTGTATTTGGTATTACAATTGTGTGTATAATCTTTTCTTTTATTAAATCACTATATGCCATAAAAATTAATTTATATATCTAATACTCTCCATCTTGCATCTAATATAGTATACCAACCATCTGGATTTATAGAGTGTTTTACATTTTCTATTTGAAATGCCCCAATTATATTATGTATTTCCGGAACACCATCACATAAAAAGAATTCACCACAACTTACACCACTTATTCCATCAATTGTTAAACTAATTTCAATTGGTGTTAATAAACTTTTGTTTTTTTCATAAAAAGATTTACTAACTATATTACCAATAAATTTTTCATCAGTAAAAATTAAAACTTTTTCAGTACCAGCTAATTTGAATTTTTTTGAATTTGCGGATATGGTTAATGAAACATCTTGTGGTGCCTGGGTATTTGTTCCCTTTTGTAATCCTTTTTGGGCATCTTGTGCAGCTTTTCTAATACTTTTTTCGACAGCTTTTACATCAACATAATTTAAACTATAAAATCCATCCGCGTTTTGTGTTGTATAAAAATCAACACTTTCATATGCATTTTTAGGAATACCTAATAAAGAATCATCTACTGAACCTGATTGTGCAGATTTAACTTGTGCAATATGTGCATACGAATTAAATAAAGTTCTACCTGCAACGGCTTCACTCATATTAAATTCATATGTAAACTCTTTAACTATGGATTGAACTGTCGTTGGTTTAAATCTATATGGTCCATTGGTATCAGTTGATACAGCTTGCGATAATATTTTTGAACCCTGTTTAATTTTACCATCTACTATAAATGATGCTGATTTTCCACCTTCGGTTGTACCTATTATAAGTTTTAACATACCAAACGAATTATCATTTATCATTTTTAATATTGATTCTAAAAAATCTATATTTGTATATGACCTTTGCCATAACTCTTTTACTCTATCATATGAAACAAATATATTTAAAGCATTTCCTAAAATAACATTGTCATTTTTATCATAAATTTTTATAAATTTTTTAGTAGGATTTTTTGTATTAGTTTCATTATGTTTTTCATTTTCAATATATAATGCAGCTTCTTTTAACGTATAATCCAACCCATTTATAGTACAATCTGATTTTTCAATATTACCCTTACTATCCGTTGATAATACAATCGTATTAGTTGTTTTATTTTTTATTATTTTAGGTAATTCTCCTGGAAATATAATATTTTCATTTGCAGAAATTAAATTGTTAGCCGAGTTTGCTAATATCATTTCTACTCCACCACCTCCTTTATCATCTGTATAAAATTTTTGTTTTGCCATTTTTAATTGATTTGCATCAACAATTGATGGTTTTGATTCTGCTATATTATTCAAAATTTTGTCAATAATAAAACCTAATGTAATATATGGTTTTTTTGATAATGATTCGTATGCTTTATTATCATTGGTAATTCCCCAATTAAAAAAATGTTTTTTATCTTCTTTTTCTGTAACGATTGTGGATAAATCAGGTAAACTAAAATCAGATTCTATTTGGTTTATCCAAGTATTAAAAAGCAAAGGATTTGCAACAGGACCTTTTGTTTTACTATTTGAAGATGTTGTAGATTTTGGAATGGCTCTAGAAACTTCATTTCCTGCGGTTATTTTAAAATTAACAATATATGTTCCGTTTTCTTCGATAGAATAATTATAATCTAATACTCTACCTGCTACTTGTTCATATGTTCCTCTAGATTTTTCAACTTTTTGATAATATTTTCTAATAGATTCAATTTCTCCTACTGATAATTCTGCAAAATTTGAACAAAACGTATCATAATTGGATTTATCTACTATAATATCTGCAAGTGATATATCCGATTGTGCTCCTACACTTTGTTGATACGATGGATTTTTACCATATCGCATATCAATGTATTCTTTTCTTATATTTGCAAAAACAGATTGATTATTTCCAAATTCTAATAAAACATTCATTCCAGGTTTTAAAAAAAACAATTCAAACATTTCCAATTGTTTTAATGAAAATAATCTAACATTTACATTTGCTATTTTTAAAGTATTACCCACACCGTCAGTATCAATTTCTACACTTTCTATAATTGGATTTGGAATTCCTCTACTATTTTCACCACTTACTACTATTCTTTTTCCAGTAAAGTCGGTTCCAATAGATGAAGGGCCGCTAGTTGAATAAGAATTTTTTGGAGTTTGTAATTCATTAGAGATGATACATCCCTGATATCCATTTGTTGGGGTTGGTTTTTTTATTATATCATCAAATATATTTGCTCTTTCCTGCAATGTTAATTTTTTATTATCCGATTGCTGTACCACTAATGCAGAAGAAGTTAGTATTACCCATGGGGTTTTAAACATACTACTTTCTACAAGTTTTTCTCTATTTAAAAAAATTTCTTTAACCCAAGTTTTTAAATCGGATACAAATAATCCTGCCATAACCTTATAAATTTATTTTGTCAAAATCACTTAAAATTTTAGATATATCTCCAGGTATTCTAATTTGAATACCAGGTTGCATATTTAAACTCGCATCATGTAAATTATTTGCAACCGCAATAATCCACCAATAAGAAACATCACCATAATATGATTGTGCCAATAAATCTAATCTATCGGTTGATTCCGTTATTAAATATGTGTCGTTTGATGATGGTTTTACTTTTGGATATATAGTAGATTCCATATACTTTTTTTTAGTATTTGGATTTTCTAATATTTTTCTATTTTGGTATCTGCTTGTCATTTTTAATGTGTTTAGTTTCCTGAAATACCACTATTCAATGCATCTAATTTTTTCTTCGCTTCCTCTTGTTTTTTTGATTTCTCTATGTTCTGTAACATTTCATCATATGAAGGAACTCCAAATATGTTATTGTTTTGCTTTTTACCAGTAAGGAATGGATAGCTTTTATCTTTGGCCTGGTCATTGGTAGTCTGACCTACAGGAGCAACTGTCGTTGTTTTTGTTTCTGTTTTTGTTGATTTTGAAGTGCTTTTCTTTGATGAAGTATTCTTTTTAGCAGGAGTTACTTTGTTTGGAGTGGCAGCTGGCTGTGTCGTTGCGGCTGCCACAGGTGTTTCATCTCTTTTAGTTGGGTCTTCCTCTTTAACAAACATAACACTATCTCTTGTTGGATATTTATTATTATTGGTAGAATTGTATCCGTTTCCATCTAAATTATAAGAGTAAGTAACTTTGGTACCTGTTCCTGATAATTCCGCATGAGGGTTTTCTATTATTTTAAAGTTTATTGAAATTTCAACATTTGATGGAAAAATAGTGTTAGTCAAAAGTGCATCCCAAAGTCCTTGATCCATTTTTGGTGGTTTTTTTGATGATTTAGAAAATTCCGAGTTAATATTAGTCGATGGCCATGTTGTATCATCAGGAATATTAATATTCAAAGATTCTATAAATCCAAACATTTTTCTATTATACCCATGTATAGTTAATTCTAAAAACTGCGGTCTATAAAATAATTGGTCAGATGCTCCTAAACTACCGGTTGGTGAATTTTTATACTTTGCAATAGAAATATCCGGTGCTGGAAAACATAATTGTTTTATATATTCAATTTGTTTTTTTATTCTGTATATTTGTGTTGCGCTTTGCCAATATAAATGTATATTAAATTGTATATTTCGTTCTACACCATTGTATTTGTAAGAACTAAATGGTGAGCCAATATATTTGTATGTTTCCCATGTTGATTGAATATCTTCCGATAATCCTGAAATTGTACCTGGAAGATATATTGGTTCGAATCCTATTGGGTGCATTTTTACCCAGGGAATTAAAGATTGCTCTGGTATTACACCAACGGGAAATCTTGATTCAATCAAATAATCTATCATTCTATTGGTATGCATTTCAAATTCGGCAGCATCCCTAGATACTAATGTTTTCATTGTACCATTTGTAGTTGGAACGCCATTAAATGCTACTGGCCTTGTACCTCCAATTTTAGTTAAATAGTATTCTTTAAATCCAGTATATGTTTTTGCACCATCTTCGCCATTATCTATACCCTTTTTACCACCAATTCTTCCATCTAAATTTAAATCCATTGCAGCTGGATGGTATGATGATTGAATATAGGTATCATCCAATGTTAATTTATTTTTTCTTCCTAGTTTTCTTGCCAAATTAAGACCTGCTTGCAATGCTGCTTGTTTTGCAGCTCTCAAATCTCCTTGTATTGCTGACCTTGCAGCACCACCTAATATTTCTGCTCCAGGTTTAAAGACGGTTTTTACATAATATGGTGTATTGGCTTCTATATCTACTTCTCCTCTAGATGCATTTTGCGGTTGCAATGCTGTCATACTTATTGGAGGAGGTAAAGTTTTCGCCTTAAATATAGTATCTGGTATTCTAGTTCTTTGTTTTAGTATGGAACCTGCTAATGATACAAATTGATTTAGTATTTCTCCACCAGTTGTATTTGATTGGAATTTTTCAGTAAATATTTTTGTTCTAAATGGATTAATTACTCCTCTGGTATCTATTATTAATCTACCCGCTTTATCAAATACATTTTGTATATCTAATGGATTTTTTAATGATTTTTTTAAAACTTTTTCTAATGAATTTGGTCTAGCTTCAAATTTACCAACATCGGAATTTAAAGAGTCCGTAGTTGCAGCAGGGATATATGCAGTATCACCATATGAAACTATATTATCTTTTTGTGCTCTATTTAATAATTCTAATAATGATGGCATTCTATTTCTTTATTTATAATAAATATCTTTTTATTAATATTTGAATTAATCAATTGTAAATATTGCTCTACGAGCTCTATTTGAATCTCTAAGCTCATTGTTTACTCTTTTTGCATCCAAGAATACTTGAGTTGCACCTGCACCAGTAGCTTGTCTAGCCCACGCCTCTAACAATCCATATATTTTTATAGTAGTATTCGCAGTTGTTTCCGAATGTACATCAAATACTGGCGTTGAACTTATTTTAGATGCAGTTATAGTTGGAGTAGGTGTTCCTGAACTCGATGATGTATTAGCTCCGGCAGCTGCTGTGGTTGTAACACTTGTTATTGCCGTTTTTGTCATATCAGTTATAGATTTGCCAGTATCGGTAATTATTTTATTATTTGCATTTTTTGATTTATTTAATGCGTCAGTTGCCTGTCTTTCTATATCATCCAAAGATGACATTGAAGTTTTTGTAATCGCCTGAGTTGTTAGGTCAGAATTTGCAGTTACCTGGTCTGCTATTGAAACATTTGTTTTTATCAGGCCCTTTTGTACTGCCGTTTGAAAATTCTTTACCTCATCTTCTAATCCACCAGATGATAAAAACTGCATATTACTTGCTACCCAATTTGCTAATTTTTGATTTGATTCGCTACCAACTCCAATTTGCTGACCTGTAGCAGAACGATATGCCGACCTAAACTTTTCTAATTCCGATATATCAATACCTTCCAATGACAAACCTAATGCATCTGTGCCTTTTTGTATTATTCCACCTGTTAAATAATCCACTGCATTTACAAATTCTGCACCAATACCTGCCACCACGTTACCGGCAGTTTGCCATCCACCTCCTTTGCCACCACGTTGTGCTTCATTACTTCCAACATTATACATCCCCTTTCCTAATGACCAAAAACCAGCTGCTCCTGCCGCAAAAGTTCCTGCACTTGCAGCAGTTATACCACCGGCTCCACCTGCAACACTACTCAACCCTCCTCCTGAAAGCATCTTCCAGGCCCCGCTTAAAATTTGTGGTAAAAATGATGTTAAACCACCAACCAATCCACTCATTAACATTCCAGGAAGTTCCGTTCCTAATGTTCTTAAAAAAGCTAAATTGGCTTTAAGTTGCAAATAATCATTATCAATCATCACATCATTTAATGACTTTTGATTTTGTATTTGTTGCATTGCAACTTGTGTTTGAGCTTGTATTGCCGCAGCATTCATTGCTTTTGTTTCTGCAATACTATATTCTATATTTAATCTTTGAGCATTTGTTTGTTCTATACTTGCTTTTACAACAGCTTTTGATGATTTATCTATTCCCGCATCTAAATCTTTTGTATTTTTTGCAACTTCTCCATAAGTTCCACTACCAATTTTTGCAATTTCTTCAAAATCCATACCCCCTAATGCATTGGATATTGCATCTTTACTGAAAAAATCTAATTGAGATAAATCAATTCCACCCAATTCATCTTGTAATGATTTAACCGCCTCTGGTATTTGACCAGAAGCAAATTTAGCTCTTACTTCGGATAGGTTTATAGATTTGCCTAACATTGCAGATAATTCCATTTCGGCTTTGATACTATCTTTATAGTTCAATACCATATTTCTACCTGCCGATGCTATCTTATTAAAGTTACCACCCATTGCTTTAACGGCGATAACTTGCTTTTGTAATTCTTTACCTGATTTAAAGTTATATTGTGCAATTTCTTTTGTAGAATCTGCCATATCTTTCATAACTTCACCAGGATTTAAACCCATCATCTTTGCCATCTGACGAGTTCCTTCTAACATATTAAGAGCCTGTTCTCCGGTTGAGTTATCTATTATACGGAAATTAGCTGCTAAATCGGTTGCCTGGTCTGCACCTATTCCCATATATTTTGAGAATACCGCTACTTCTTTACCTAATCTTTGAGATGAATCTGCTCCTGCACCCAAATTACCCGCAACACTTAAACTAGATTCTGCTATATCTTTTGCACTAAATCCAGCTTTAGCTAATTGAGCAGCTGCTTTAGAACCTAATTGAGTTAATGCATCACCAAAAAATGCATTTCTCATTTCTTGTTTAAAATCATCCGCTGCAGTTTGCATTTGTGCACCAAATTGTACACCTGCTTCTTGTATTGCAAAACTTGCAGAATTTTGTGCTTTTTTAAGTGCTATTTCATTTTCAAGAACCTGGTCTTTCATATTGAAAGATGCCACCTTTCCAAAATAGTCACCCATCATACCTTGTTTATATGCAAGATATGTAGCCGCACCTGCCAATGCTCCTATCGCTGCTTTTATACCAGCTCCACCATTACCTAACGATTTGAATACACTACCAATTTCATTTGCCAATGGGACAGAACCCTGCATATTACCCAAAAATGATTCCATGAACCCATCCGCTTTTTTCATATTTTTGGTGAAATCCATAGTACCATCGGCGGTAGCTTCCATCGAATCTTTTATTTGCTTACCCGATTGAGATGTGGCGTCAAATCCATCAACTACTTTTGCATAATTTCTAGCTGCGGCCTCTGTGTATTTATTAAATTGTTCTTCGGTAATTACTTTATTCTTGAGTAACTTTCCTAATCTTTTTTCTTCACTAAAAAATTTATTTTTTGCGGAATTTACTTTTTTAATGTATTTAACTTCATTTATTGTTAAATCATTTTGTTTTCCAAGTGTATCTGCAATACTTATACTATTTTTTTTAATACTTTCTGCAAATTTGGAAAATGTTTTAAACCCTCTATTGTTTTTATCTACATTCTGTCCTATACTTTTAACGGAATCGTCAATTTCGGACATATCTTCATACATCTCCTTGGCTTCTTTTCTAGCTTCTTTTAAATTTTCCGCTAATTTTTCAGCTGCCTTTGCTGCTTTATCATCAACAACAGGTGGAGGAGTATTAGTAGGTTGATTAGCAGGTTGAGGTGCAGCAGCTTTCAATCTACTTTTTACATTATTATTTTTGTTAGTTGGATTTTTGCCTTTTGCCATTACTTAAATTAGTTTAAATCGGAAAAGTCAATATCTTTGAACTTTGAATTGTATTTGTTCAATTTATTAGTAGAAGCATCTATTCTTGAATTTATATCATCAAATGTTTTCCATACATCTTCATCTGAATCTTTAATTTTATTCAAAAACACAGTTTCTTTATTTTTAGATTTTGCTGTAAAAAATAAATTAAGTAATTTGGAAAATACATTTATTTCAACTAATTTTTGCTTCGCCATATCATATGTTTGTATATAAATATAAATCAATACTATTTTCGTCTAACTTTGGACGATGCTGCTTGTGATTTGTTTATTTGATTTAATTGGTCGGATTCCGTTTTTTTGGCTTTAACCAATTCATTCCAATAAAATTCTCTCAATTTAATAGACATATAGTATACGTCACTCCAAGTAAATCCACCATTGGAGTTATACACCATTTGAAAAATCTTTTGATGAATTGCTATACTATAATCAGTCGATAGGGTAAAAAAAGTCAACCCCGAATGGGATTCGGAGAGCCTCCTCCTCACCACTAGCCGTTGTATATTTAAACTTTAAATCCAAATCTGGAGTTATTGAGTTTGCATATTTTCGAAGTGCTTTTGAATCTCCGGCTAATAATCCATTTGTTACAAAATTACTAATATGACCTGCATCTCTTACACCATTAACTTCAACGATTTGTCGTCTATATCTTGCTGTAATCTCTCCTGATGTTTTAGTCAATTTTTCAATCGCTTCAACATCTTTACTAATTGCTATCTCATCACCATGTGTTAAAAATTTGAATTTAATTTGAGTTTTTGAAATAGGTAAAATGAAATCATATTCATTTTTTCTATTCAATAATTCTTTATCCAATGATTTTGTTTGAATTTGAGAAAGGTCAATCGTAACAGGAGTTGGTTCACCGGTTTCGGGGTCATCTATTGAAACATCATAATCGGCTCCAAACGCTAACATACGAGATGCTACCAATATTGCATTTTTATCACCCACTAATATATCGTTTATATTTACTCCTGGTTCAACTATAATAGATTCTAACATTTTGTTTATATGTTCGTTTCTTCTTATTAAGTTTATAGAAGTTAAAATATCTTCTTCTTTAGCGGTTAATAACTTTATTTCAATTGTTCCTTTTGATAAAGGATGTGTTTCAGGATAACATAATCCTTCCGATGGAAGTGAAATTATCTCTGTTGCAAATGGGAATGATTTTGGTAATGCGGTTGGATTAATACCACCTCTTGTAACCTGTTGTTCAATGTTTTGTTCCATAATATTATAACTATTGTGTTTATTATATATATTATGTTTTAGAAAAAATAAAAAGGGGATAACATTTCTGCATCCCCTTCTTTTTTATAATTTTTAATTATATTAGTATTCTAATATTGCGTAATCGTAAGAAATAGTTAATTCAATAGATACTGGGTCAGTTGTGTTTGACCAATCTAATTCACCGAAATTAGCTTGAGAAATAAATGCTCCAACTAATGACCACTCTTCTACGATATCACCTACTGGTCCTAATAATTGGAATGTAAGTTGTTTTTTGTAGAAAGCAGAATAACCATCTCTACCTGTCAATGATTCGTGCGATTGTCTAATCCACTCCATTACTTGTTGTGCTCCAGATGGAACAATTGGGTCATAAAGTGTAATTGTTATATCATCCCAAGTTGATTTACCTTTAATCTTTCTCTTTACGTTTATATGGTCTAATTCAACTACTTCCGATGTGAAAGTTGGTCTACTTGCTGTTTTGATGATGTAAGATTCGATACCGTCAACTGTCATAATAAATCTATTCTGAAGTTTTGGTTCAAACTCTTTGTAAAACATCTTGTCAAATCCTAATATTGTTGGCATCTTTGTTTATATTTTATTGTTCTTTTATAAATATCTATTTTTTAAATTATCCGTTAAAACTTGCGCCAGTTGGTAAGATGTTGAAATCAATTTGAATAAATTCCGCTGTCTTTGTTGGTTGTAAGTAGATAGCTCCTTTTAAAATGTTTCTATCAATTACATCTGGTGTGTTGTTTGAATCATCCATTACCACTTTGAATGCGTATAAACCTTGTCTACTTTGTATTCCACTTAAATAAGGGTTTACAATGTTTAAGAATTTAGTTCTAGTTTCTGCCGAATTTTGTTCGAATACTAAATATCTAGAAGTAGATGCGATATATTTTCTAACAGTCAATAATAATCTTCTTACGTTGATTCTATCTAATGCAGATGGTTTATCTTGTAATGTTTTTTGTCCGAATACTACGATACCTTGTCCTGGGAATTGTACAATTGGATTTACTTTACCTTCGTATAAATCATCTTTTTCAGATTGAGATAATCTATCTAATACACTAACTGCTCCCACTAATCCACCTCTATTCAAACCAGCTGGTGCGAACCATTCTCCTGCAACATTATCGTTTGCCGCAAATACTCCAGGTAATAATACTGATGGTGGGACTGTTATTAATTTGTTTGTGTTTAAATCAATTGTTTTAACCCAAGGGTAGTAAACCGCTGCGTAGTTTGAATCTACTGATTGTGCTTGTGTTATAGTTGCTGATAAAGAAGTTGAAGCGTTACCCGCATCTCCAATGAAGAATGCATCTGCTCTTTGTTCTACCATATCTAATATTGAAGTCCAAACTGAACTATGGTCGTATCTATTAACATGAGGTGCAACAACCATATTGATATCATATTCATCAGCGTTTGATAATGCTGCAATATGTTTTTGATATGCTGCTTTACCTGCTGTTGTTGCAGGGTTTAAATCTGCTGCATTGTTAGCCGGAGAGTGTCCATCAAATCCTTCTTGGAATGCTACAACGAATTGTCTTTTTGCAACATCAGTTGAAACATTTGAAGTTAAATTTAATCCACAAATAGTATCTAATGAGAATACAGAGTTAGAACCATTACCCGCACTAACAGGAATTGGTTTCATGTATATCTTATTATCACCATTATTATCTAAATCAATACCACTATATTTTGAAGAATCGGTTACTGAACCAGTTGAGAATGTTACTCTCGGTACCAATGATGCGTATGCTCCTGCATTTACTGGTAATTGATATGCTGCGTGTGCAAATGGTACTGCTTGTACAGGTGCATTTACATTTAAATTAGTAATTCTAATATATCTAGAATTATTTACCCAATCGCCAATTTCTGTTATTTTACCAGTATTTGGATTGATTGTTCTTTTTCTATCACCGATTACTCTACTAATAAAGTTAGGAGAATTAGGGTCTAAATTTACATTTGCAAAAGTTTCAATTACACTTTTCTTTTTATCAGTATCAGAGAAATTTCTTACTACAATTGTGAATGCACCGTAATCAGTTCCATTTATTGAACCAGCCGCTTTAACATTTGAAATACCAATTTTTATTTTAGTATTTGCAACGTTTCCTGCGGTTATTGTTTCTATTTGAAATAAATTATGTCTTGTACTATTGATTAATTGAGATTGTATATATGGAGTCAATGCTTCACATGCTTCACCAGTACCAGTTGAACCACTAAATTTTTGGTCTGCTAATACAATTACACTTGCAGTTGTATGTGAGTTGAAAGATGAAGTAACTGAACCAGAACCAATTCCGTCAGTTCCAGATAATGTATAAGAACCGGTATTATATATAAATCCGTTTTCTTTAAAGAATGCGTATGCGTAAGCTCTTGCTGAACCATATGCAGATGAACCAAATACCGCTTCGATATCACTTACATCTGTTAAATTTAAAGATGCACTATATCCTGTGTGAGTTACACCACTACCACTTAATAATATTGAAAAATCACCATTACCATCTTTATCGGATGTAAGAGTTCCAGTAAATCCTACATTTGCACTTGCAGATGTATTAAAAAGAATACCTAATGATGCAGAATGTGCTGCTCCATCGGCTGATTGAGTTGTGTTTGCTACTAATAATAAAGGAGCAGTTTCGGTATATCCCGCTGCACCAGCTACTCTACAAATTGTTGCAGTTCCTGCTTCTCTTAAATATGATTGTACTGCTAAAGGAGTATAATAAGTGTCATCAACACTACCAAATAATGTTTCAAATTCTGCTTGTGAACTTACAATTGTTGGTGTTAATGGGCCTTCTTTAAAAGGACCTATAAACGCTGCTCCTATTTCTCCAACTCCTTGTTGTAAGAATGAAAGGTCATTTTCTCTTGTGAAAACGCCTGGTGATACTAATTTCTCTGCCATTTTATATGCTTAATTTAAATTTATTAATTCTCAATATAAATATAAACTTTTCAACCAAAACAACAAATTATGGTCTATATGTCGGTTGGAAATAATTATATACTTGTGTAATATCCGTTCCACTTAATTGTGTATTGTAAAATAACACAGGACCAAATTGTCCATTGAAATAGTAATTGTTATCACCATATCCACCACCAATTTGAATTAATCCCGATGTAGTATAATTTTTTGAACCATTCGATACAGTTCCTCTTGATGTAGTATCAGTATAAGCAACGTTTGTACCATTTAATGCTGCGGTGTATGTAACCATATACCAAGTATTCAATGAAAGAGTAAATGTATTACTATTAAATTGTACAGTCGTACCATCGTGTATAAAATAAGTACCACTACCATTTGAATTTAAATAAACTGCAATTTCTCTCGGTGATGCTCCATTATCGTGTTTACCAAATATTTGATAATACCCATTTGCAGGATGAGATGTGAATCTCACCCAAGCTATTACCGAATATGCAGTTGTGTTAAATTGAGTATATCCACCATTTATATTTGATGAACCATCTTTATACCAAAACTTATTAGTATCCAATGACCAATATTTTTCTTTTCTACTTGCACCATTATTATACGTTGGGTTTCCACCACTAATACCAAGACCATTTGGTGCACCTGCAGGTCTAACACCTGTACCATATCCGGTCAAATCTAACCAATCCGTACCGACTGTGCCATCTGTTGATGATGCTTTTGATGGGTCTAAATACATTCTTAATCCAGAAGATGGAATGTATGGTTGTGTCGTTGTACCTTTGTTGTGCGAAATGGTTCCATTTGCTAAATAAACGTCAAAATTTTCTACATTAAGTGTTACAATTTCTACATCTTCGGTTACTATTTCAATATTATAAACTTCTATTTCTTGAACACCATCGAATTCATCGTATTTTACAATTTTATCAGCAGGTAAAATATCTTCTGCTAATTTAAATTTATATTTTTGTATTTCGGCATCCCATACCCAAATTGGATGTGTTCCGGTTGCTTTAATTAATCCATCATTTATTGAAAAATATCCACTTGCAAAGTTGAATACAACATCTGATACAACTACTTCTTGATATTCTCCACTATTTGTTTCTAACATATGGAATCTCCAATCAACCTGGTCACTTTCCGTAGATTGAGTTTCATCTGGTAAATTAGTAGGAACCCATGCTTTAATAGTATCACCTACATTTAAATCTTCTACATTTGTTTCAGTACCATCGGTTAATTGTACCTTTGTACCAAATAATAAACAAAAATCTGGTTGGTTAATTGTATTATAAACATCTACTGCATATAATGTTTTTGTCGTTACACTCCCATAATTTGTTGCATTTACATTATATCCATCTTCATATTTCATTGTTAAAACAGATGATGCTTCAGAATATGTAGATTGTGCTATTGATGCAGGTGTTATTGGAAATAATGTAGGACCAGTAGATACTGTCTTACTTCCTGTTGAGAAATTTGCATTATTAAAAGAACACGTATAATTATTATATTGTTGTTGAACTTTGGAATAGAATAAAGAACCAGTTGAACTAAATGAGAACTGTCCGTTTTCAGTTGTACTTTCTACTATATAAGTGTATGTCGGTGGTGCGATGGTTATTGCATCAGTTGCAAATGATAATAAAGAACCATTTGTAGTTTGACCACCAAGACCTCCAATTGAAACTGCTCCTGCTCTAGCAGAACCACTTACTGCTCTATATAAGTTACCTAATGATAAATTTGTTCTTGCCATTGTATAAAGTGTTATTCTCCGTTATAAATATCTAAAAGTTTTTCTTTCCACACTTCTTTGTTAGAAAAGTGTTTAATCATCCAATTTTTTAATTTTTTAAACTCCTCATTACGGGTTTCGTAATCATCCTGACAAATCGTTTTGTAGGTCTTTTTAAATGTCTCCTCGTCAACCGCTTTGTACTTATAATCAAGTGGGTCGTGCCACTTTTCATGTAATATCGGTAGTTTACCCCAATCAACTGCTTCAAATATTCCATATCCGAAGGGTTCATGTTCAAAGCAAGAGTGAGATATTCCCCAATCAAGTCCATAGAACCTTTCCTTATGCTTATAATCAAATTTGTAAACTTTTCCTTTTTCGAATGTATATCCATATTTTTTTCTATAATATTTATTAAATGTATCCGAATTGGTAAATATATAACTTTCCAATTCATTTATATATTCTACATTTTTTCTACCCTCTGCTCTTGCAGCAAATCCAACTTTTGTAGAATCACTTAATTTTTTATTATTTATAAATTCGTAAGTATTTGGAATATGATATAAATTTTCTGTTTTATATGGAAAATGATATAATCCTACCCAAATCTTATTTTTAATTTTATTTATTAACTCACTTTCCCATTCCCAATTTCCATACCAATGAAGATATTCATCTTTTCCCATCTGGGATAACATAGATACTTTTGTTAAATTATGAAATATAATTGAATCAATTTTATCTAAATTATTATGAATAGCGGTAGTAGGAGTATAATGACCATGAAGAATGTGTACCTTTCTAGCTGATTTTAGAATATTATCTATTTCTAATTCATTCGTTTCCCAAACGTGGTCAATATCAATTGGAAATTCTTCGTAGTTATCCGGTTTCTTTCTATGGAAAAGTAGAAGTGGCTTCACTTCTAAATGAGGTGCCACTTCTTTTATCCATTCGGTTACCCATATATCTGCACCGCTGTTGAACCAAGGTCCACCCGCGGTAGTGTAGTAAACATCATACATTAATTATAAACCTTTTTGTTTCTTTAACTCCTCTACTTCTATTGTTAAAGAATGAATTTGTTGTTGTTGTTCTTTAATACCTTCAATTAATAATGCTACTAATTTATCGTATTTAACTGCTTTATATCCGTTTTCACGAGTTTGAACTAATTGTGGTAGAACTTCTTCGATTTCTTGTGCAATTACACCTACATCGTTTCCTTCATATCCGTGTTCAATTTTGTTTTCTTCTTTCCAATCGTAAGTATTACCACTAATTTTAGAAATCTTTTGTAATGCATTTTCAATTGGTTTGATATTTTCTTTGAAACGAATATCAGAAGATGAAAATGCTACGATATCGTTTGCTGCATCAATTCTACCTGCAGTCGCACTTGCTGCTACACCAACACCAATTGAATTAAATCTAACGTTATCCGATGTTGCAACAGGCTGTCCAATTGAAATTGTATGTGCAATTCCTTCACCGGTTGTTGCACCTGTCGATGATACGCCAGTTCCTCCGGTTATTGTTGCTACATAGTTACCAGATGTTCTAGTTCCTAATGCAATATCACCGGTAGTAGATGCAACATCTATTTGAGCCGAACCAGTTACAACTGCTCCAATTGCTGTTCTAATAGTTTCCGCAGTTATCGAACTACCCAATGCAGTTGATTGTCCTGCAATTGTTATTGCGTTATTTGTTAAACCGATTGTTGGGGTTGCACTTTCACCACTATTATTAGAAAGAGTAATGTTAGTACCTGCTACTAAACTTGCAACATAATCGCCAGTTGTATCAGTTCCTAATGCTACTGAATTTGCTGCTATTGTAGTTGCGAATGAAACGTTACCTAAATTTGTAATTGTTCCTGTACCAGTTACATCACCTGTTAAGGTAATTCCAATATCAGTACCTTCCAAATTAGTCAATCTTGTCAATGCAGAAGAACTAAATGATTCCAAGTTAGAAGTTTCAGATTCTAATGCCGATAATCTTGTAAGTGCTGAACTACTGAATGATTCTAAATTTGCAGTTTCAATTAATAAACTTGCAGATGTTGATTCTAAATTATTTAATCTACCAACACTTGCAGTATAAAATGATGCAAATGCACTATCGTTTGTCGTATCTACTGAATTAATTAATGTTACAATTTCTGCAAATGAATCTTTATCTGCATCTGCTGCCGAAAGTATTGCATCAACTCTACCTTTTTCAGTTAATATTCTACTATTCAATGAAGAACTAAAATCACTATATCCAGTTGTTGAACTTAAAGTTACTTGAGATGAGCCAGATACAACACCATTTGTTGCTGCAATTGAACCCGTAAATGAATTGGCTTTTATTGCTCCACTCACATACAAATTACCAGCTATTTGAACTTTATCAGTTAATGGAGTTGAACCTCCTAAATATGATGTTGCATTTCCAATTCCTGGACCTAACAATACGTTACCATAAGTTGATTCTGCAACAAATACATAATCGGTATTGCTATTACCTGAATTAGATGGGTTGCCTATTTGAATAAAACTATTATTATCATATGGTAGTAATCTAAATATACCATTTGCATTTGTTGTATCAAAACTAACTTCAAAATTCTTTTCAGTAGCTTTTAAGAAATACATTGCGTTTACATTGGCAGTTGTATCTAATCCTAATGTTGCATCGTTTACAGATGTTGATATATATGCTGCAAATCCTGCACCACTACCTATGATTGTTTGGTTACCCTTAAATGTATTTGAACCAGTTGTTGCTAAAGTATTTAATTGTGATGAACCACTTATCACACCATTTGTTGCATTTATAGCACCATATATATTTGTACCATAAATTGCTCTATATCTTTTAGAAGTAGAACCTAAATCAAATGCGTTATCATCATTTGGTATAATTGATGAACTCAAATCAGCGTTTACAACAACATTATCTGTTGATGCATCACCAATTGTAATTGTACCACCTAATATTAAATTACCATCAATTTTTGCGTTACCTGTAATATCTAATGAAGAACCTGAAATACCAGCAAATGAACCCTGACTTCCTGTTCCTGATGCTCCTAGTGTAATATCTCCGGTTAATCCACCGATTTGTAATGTTCCTAAGTCCGTATTTACATAAGGTTCTCCAAATGCCAACGAACCGGATTTTTGTGCGTTCGTACCACGTCTAAATTTAAGTCCCATTTTAGTTTACTCTTTTTTTTAGTTTAAAGTACAAGAAATTCCTTATACCCTTATAAATATCTATTTGCTTTCCAATCTATCAATTTTAGATGATAATTCTTTTATTGCTTGAATTAATAGTGGAACTATTTTTTCGTAATTTACCGCTTTATATCCATTATCTCTATCAATTACTGCGTATGGTAATACTTTTTCAATTTCTTGTGCTATTACTCCTATATCCGTACCAGTATGCGAGTGTATATTTTCGAATCCTTCTTTCCAATCATATACATTACCACTAATTTGATTTACTTTCGTTAATGCCTCTCCTATTGGTTGTATATTTGATTTTAATCTTTCATCTGATGAATAAAACGCCGTTATGTCACCAGTTGCTCTAATCTCACCACTAACTCCACTTGCTGCAGTTCCAATTCCTAATGAACCAAATTGTACATCGGATGTTGTTGCTACTGCTTGTGCAATCGAAATAGTTGCATTTGAACCTTCTCCAGGAGTATGTGAAATTGTAACACCAGTACCTTGAGTTAAATCACTCATATAATTACCAGTAGTATCAACTCCTAATGCTACCGAATTTGCTTGAATTGTTGCAACACCATTTGATGCTATTGTAATATCTCCACTTACACCCGAATAAACTTGCGAAGAACCAGAAATTACTCCAGAAGGTAATAATGATGTAATTTGAGAACTACCACTAATAATTCCGGCCGGTATATTACTCAATCCCACATATGAAATTTGAGATGAGCCACTAACTATTCCATCTATATTAAATAGTGTATCAATTTGTGCAGATGAAGATATAATTCCCGCTGGTATATTAGATAATCCAATATATGAAACTTGTGATGAACCACTTATTACACCATCGGTATCTAATTTAGTCTTAATCGTTGTATTAATTGAAGAAGTAAATAATTGTAATGAAGCGGTTACCTGATTAATTTTACTAAATTCTCCAGCTAAACCTGCACCTATTGAAATTGATGCAGTATATTCCAAATCATCTAATCTTACTTCGGTTGAACTTGTATATGAGTTTAATGATTGGGTATGTAAATTTAAAGAACTTGTTACATTTTCTAGTGTTGTATCTTTTTGTTTTTGAGAACCTGTCCAAGCATTAATATCAGAAATATGTCCGGCAACCGAGGCAGTAAATGTATTTAATGAAGATGTACTTTCTTCCAATTTACTTAATCTATTATTTTGATTAGTATTGGTAATATCATTACTTGCAGTATATGAATTTAACGATGCGCTTACTATATTTAAATTTGAACTTGATATTTGTAAATTGGAAACAATAATATCAATTGATGAAGATTTTGATTGTAAATTATTTAATCTATTTAAAGTAGATGCTGTAAAATCGTTTACACTAGATGATACTATATTTAAATTTGCAATACTAATATCAACCGAAGCTGATTTGGATTCTAAATTATTTAATCTTAAATTAGATGATTGTGTAAATGAATTCAATTCAACTAATTGTGCAGATGACGATAATATATTATCACCCCCTGCCAATAATAATTTTGATTCTAAATCTTTCTTACCAGCTTTCCAAAAATCATTTGTTGAATCCCATAATAAAGAACCAGAAGTAGTTGAACCACCGGTTGCATCTTTTGTATAAATTCCAGCAGTATTTGCAGAACCTCCAAAATTTAATTCTAATATATTTTCACCAATATTAACTTGTGTAGAGTTAATTTGAGTAGTTGTTCCGTTTACGGTCAAATCACCCAATATAGTTACATTTGTAGTATCTAAACTAATTGCCGCTTTTAAAGATTGAGTATATTCATTTAATGATATATTACCATTACTAGCAGTAAATGTGTTTAAACTTGCTGTTGTTAAATTTAATGAAGCAGTTGCTGTATTTATAGAACTACTAAATTGATTTAATGAATCTAACACCGATATTATTTGTGATGAACCAGATACAACTCCACCTTTTAAATTTGCAGAAATATTACCATTTGTAATAGTAAAATCAATATTTGTACTATCAGTTGATGCAGATACTATATCATTTGATATCCCATTTATTTGTGTAAAATTTATTTGTGAAGAACCTGAAACGATTCCAGTAGGTAGTGATGCTGCTATTTGTGCCGAACCAGAAATAACACCATTTGTTGCTGCTATTGCTCCTGAAATAGATGTTGCATGGACTTCTTTCCAAAGTTTTGTAGAAGAACCCAATGCATATGTATTTGTTGGGTTTGGAATTAAATTTGAAGTAAACTCTCCACCGGCAGTAATTGTATCGTTTGATGCATTTCCAAGAAATAGGTTTCCAGAAATTGCAACATCTCCACTAAAATATGCAGATGATGCTGTTATGTTTCCAGTTAAATTAATATCACCTTTTACAGGTGCGTTTAAAGTTAATACATTATATTGTGTAGACCCGCTACCAAATTGTAATGAACCGGAACCCTGATGTAAGTATAATTCTCCATCTGCTAATGAGATGTTGGTTGTACCCCTTCTTAATTGAAATATAGCTGCCATTTAATTCTTTTGTGTTTCTTATAAATATGATTAAATATTAAAATCCAAATCTCCTGCCGTTGTTATATATTTTGCCAAATGCATATAGTTTGCCGTTATACTACCCGTTGTAACATTCATAGCGGATGAACTAATTGATAAATATCTATTATTACCAATTAAAACATCAAAAGAACCAGTTCTAGCAATTGCTTGAGTGTTACCGGTACTATCTTCTATAAAGTTTACCGTCCCCGCTGCTTCAGGGTCTAGATTAAAATCAAACGTATTTGGACCAGGTGCAATACCTACTTCACTACCATTTACAATCAATGAACCACTTATATCTACCGAACCGGTAAATTCATGTTTATCATCTATTGTATCACCAAATTTAGTAGAACCACTTTGATATATAACAGATGATGAAATTACATTGATATTAAATTGTTGTGCATTTACTGAACCCAATACAGTCAAATTACCCAATACACCAACTGAACCTGTTAAATTTGCACTTCCTGTAAATGTTAAGTACTCATGTGTTACATTAAGAGTATCATTTACTTGTAATCCACTACCACTAATGTCTCCACCCGCATCAATATCATTGTTTGTAATAATATCTCTAATTACATACAAATCTCTACCTATATTTCCGTCTTGTGTTGTTACTAATTCTGCGAAAGAACCAGTTTGAGTCAAAGTAATTGAACCCGTTGTAATTGAATTTGTTACTAAAACACTTTGAATAGAGTCTACATTACCGGCCCT